GAGTTCCGTCATATGCTACAGCAAGGCTACGAGTTTGTTGACCAGAGGTTTGGTGAGGAGGTGCAAGCGTACATAACGTCAATAGACGAGTATACCGAAGCCAAGGCGAAGGGGTTAGATGTTGCGTTCGTGCGTGTGTTTGAGAAGTTTGGCGAACAGGCATTTCAAGTTGTCAACATACATTCGTTACAAGATCGCTCAAAGTATTCAGATGCCGTTGAGTATACGAGCGAGACACTGCCCGCAGATCTCATGGGTAAGCTATCAACTCTTAACATGTTACAGAAAGATGGGTATGTCGAAGGTGTGGGCTTCAACTCAGGAGACGGACTATTCTATGTCACTCTATGACACGTTATACAGCGTTACTGTATCGAAACACACAAAAAAGGTTCATGTGACATGCCTTGGTATAGAATGTGTTGACAACGAATTGAAAGACGTGTATAGCTCTATAGATGATTTGCCAACATGGGTACAGAATAAGATGGCGGTACTTATGTTGGTAGATAAAGTAGAAGGTACAGGGTACAAAGTTGGCGAAAAGTTTTACATCTATAAAAACAGTTAGTGAAGCACTAACTAAAATAATGGGGAACCTTCGGGTTCCTCAAAATGATACCAGTTTATTGGAACCAGATATGGGTGTGGTTGACTTAGAGGTGAAGATTACAGTTAGTGATGCACTAACTCATAAAACAAAAGAAGTAATGTTCGACGGTGTATTATCGGATGAAACAATACTCATGATATATAAAGACGTGGAGAGAGAAATAAAAAATGGTAATGACCCCCGAAGCAAAAGTAAAAAAGGTAGTGGTAAGACAGCTTAAGCTGTTAGGTGCATACTACTTTTATCCAGTCACAGGTGGCTACGGCATGTCAGGTGTTCCTGATATTGTCGGGTGCTTCCAAGGCAAGTTCTTTGGTATTGAGTGCAAAGCAGGTAGCAACAAGCCTACACCTCTACAGCGTAAGAACTTACTAGACATTAAGTTAGCAGGGGGCATAGCTGTCGTTGTGAACGAGAAGAACATGGACGATATAGAAGATATACTGTGGGGGGCAGAGAAAGATCCTAGGCAATTAGAGTTTGATTTTAACTAGTGGGTTTTTTGTTTGTCCCACTAGGGCGTAAGCAGTGAGAGCGTCGGTTTTTTTTGTGTGCCGTTATCCGCTGCAACAAGGGCAAGTCATTCCTTTGTTTGACATACGACTTGTGACCTTGTGATGGTAGGACATCTAAAAATCTAGTCCCTGCTCTAACAGGGGCGACTATAAAAATAAAAGGAGAGAGAATGAAAGAAATTATTACATATGTTGCTGTTGTTATGATGGAGTTTAACGATGAAGCAACGTGCAATGCGTTCTATAAAAACTACAAGTCCAGTAATGGTTTGATGTTAGAACACACTGCAACGTGTTCTACTATAATAAAGTATGAAAACGGTAGTGACCTAACCTACGGCACACTTGATGATCTTATGCCCCCACCACTACCAAGACCAGAGGCTATCGGGGGGATAGTACAGTGAAAACAAATATTTACCAAGTTCTAAACTTAAAAAAGGGTAACGTATACGAGCATTTGAGTGAAGAAGAAACACAGTGGCTCATTGAAGAAGCCGTAAAGCTTGATCGGTGTGACTTGGGATTAGTTATAGCGTCCATAGTAAGTGATGCGTACCACGAAGAACAGGGAGAAGAGAATGAGTAAAGCAGATAAGGTATGGAAATACCTACTGAAGAACAGAACAGCTACAGCTAAAAAAGTAGCAAAGGCTTGTGGAGTTACATACGGTTACGCTCACAAGTTAATGAATAAGATATCTACACCCAAAGAGGTGTTTGAGAAAGAAGTTAATAAGCTAGACCGTTGTGATTTATTGCGAGAAGCAGTTAGCCTCACAGGCGGTACTAGATTAAAAGATTATGGTAGCCCTGTAGAGAACCACCAACATATTGCGCGTATATTTACAGCTATAACAGGTAAACACGTTACAGGTAGAGATGTAGCCGTGATGCACCAAGCAACCAAGTTGGCACGTCGGCAGATAAGTCCTTTAGAAAAAGATCACTATATAGACAACATGGCATACGTAGGTATTGAATACGAATGTGCAGTGGAGGAAGAGTAATGACTGAATTACAAATGATTCGTGCAACAATACCTATGCAGTATAAGAAGGTTCAAGAAGCAATGATTGAGTACAAGCGTTGTCAGAACTTAAATATGTTAAAGCGAAAAGAAAAAGATCTCAAGGAACTGTTTCGTTTAATTGAGGAAGAGTTAAAGATTTCTTGTAAGTTTAATTCTCGTAGGCAGACAGGTTCAGTAGAATGAATTTAATCACCTTAGACTTTGAAACATACTACGATAAGGACATATCCTTGCGTAAGATGACAACAGAAGAATACATACGTGACCCATTGTTTGAGGTTATAGGAGTATGTGTTAAGGTAAACAACGGAGCAACGGAGTGGGCGAGTGGTACGCACGAACAGATCAAAGAGTATCTACACACTTTTAAATGGTCGGAGTCTATGGTTCTTGCACACAACACGATGTTCGACGGTGCTATACTTAATTGGCATTTTGATGTTAGTCCTCGTGTATATACCGATACTCTTTGTATTGCTCGTGCTGTTCATGGAGTTGAACATAGTGCAAGCCTTAAAGCATTGGCTGAACGGTATGAACTTGGAGCTAAGGGAGATGAAGTCCTTAATACTTTAGGTAAGAGACGTGAACAGTTTACAGATGCCGAGCTAGAACGGTTCGGCGATTACTGTGTTAATGATGTGGAGCTAACCTACAAACTGTTTACGAAGATGGCTAAAGGTTTTCCCAAAAAAGAACTTAAACTTATTGACACAACACTACGTATGTTTATAGAGCCTGTCTTACGCTTAGACCTTGCGCTACTAGAAGAACACCTCACAGTAACACGTCAACGTAAAGAGGACTTACTATCCCAGGCGGATGTTGAACGTGACGACTTGATGAGCAACCCCAAGTTTGCAGAGCTACTAAAAGGTCTTGGTGTTGAACCCCCCATGAAGATAAGTCCGACGACAGGAAAAGAAACTCTTGCCTTGGCAAAGTCAGACGAGGGGTTCAAGGCATTGGAAACGCACCCAGACGTGAGGGTGCAACAGCTTATAGCTGCAAGGCTCGGCAACAAAAGTACACTTGAAGAGACACGAACTCAGAGGTTTATAGACATATATAATCGTGGGTTACTACCTGTGCCTGTTCGATACTATGCTGCTCACACAGGGCGTTGGGGTGGTGATGATAAGATCAATCTACAGAACTTGCCTAGCCGTGGGGTCAATGGTAAGAAGTTAAAGCAGAGTATACTCGCCCCCGAAGGACACACATTGATAGACGCTGACTCCGCGCAGATTGAAGCGAGAGTATTGGCGTGGCTTGCAGGGCAAGATGATTTGACCAAAGCGTTCAGAGATGGCGAAGATGTGTACAAGAAGATGGCGTCTCGTATCTATGGAGTTAAGGAAGAAGATGTTACCAAGGAGCAACGGTTCGTCGGCAAGACAACTATCTTGGGTGCAGGGTATGGTATGGGGGCGCAGAAGTTTCAGAGCCAACTGCAAACATTTGGATTTGATATGAAGTTAGAGGAAGCACGGCGCGTCATAAAGATATACCGTGAAGCTAACGATAAGATTAGCGGTCTATGGAAAACTTGTCAAAACATGTTAGTAGATATGTCACGAGGTGATGCGCAGGGTCCCTCACATAGTTTTGGTACAAATGGTTTGATTAAATACGGTGCATCAGGTGATTATGTACGTAATGAAAAACATTTATATGCTTGCGGTGCGTGGATGCGCTTGCCTTCTGAACTTTTATTACGATACGAAGACTTACAGTTCGATGAGACTGACAAGGGTTTTGAGTTTCATTACAAAATTCGACGTGGGCGTAACAGGATATACGGTGGTAAGGTTATAGAGAATGTATGTCAAGCCATAGCACGTTGTATTAT